ACTAAAGCAGTGCACCATTTCCAAATCTTATCCTTATCCGGTTCTGACATGTTTTTCCAATGCTTGTCAAAAATCCAGAAAGCAAACGACATTTCTGTAAACTTATTCTGAAGCACATCCTTTCCCAACTTAATCATCGCCTCTTCATCCTTAGCCAAAACCGGTTCGCGAAAGGTAGGATATATATTCTTCATAAATAATGTCAGCAGTAACCGAGGATTTGAGGAGTCAATTGCTTTTAGACCTTCAGTTGCTAAGCCAATATCACGCTCCTCTGGATACGAATCTGATAGCATTTCAAAAAATCCTATCAAAGTCTTGCTAAATCGCTTCAAAGGCGAAACCTGTTTATCCATGTTCAGATACCTATTTTTACTTTATGCTAGAAACTTTAAGCAATTTACTTACGTCCAAAAGGGGCAGGCATGTCTTGGTCGCGTTTTTTCTGAAAATCCTCATAGGCTCTATCCATGGCCAATTCCTTCTTACTCCGTTGTGATTGAGCAGCAACAACCTGACCTGCTGTCTGACCACCAATTCCAGTTATATTTCCCGTACCTTCTTGCAGTTGACCAAAATTCCGAGGAATAGGGTCAAATCCCTGTCCCTTTCCCACATCAAACTGTTGACCGAAAAAACTGTAAGAATCCGACCATTTTCCTGAAGCCAATTCATTTCCATAAGCAACCGGCTCAGAACCACCCGCTGCTCCTTCAGGGCTAATTGGAGCCGCCCGCCCTTCTTGTAGTTTTCTCATTGAGAGCCAATTGAATACTTCAGCGTCCGTACGTGGTCCTGTCTCTCCATCAATAATAAGTGTAGGCACAGCAGTTAGCCATTTTTCGGCCATTCCCTTCATAACAATAGGCGGTTTCTTGCCAGAAGCATCCGCATCCACACAAATAAATTTAAATTCAGATAAATAACCGGCTCTTTTTACTTCTTCAATAAATGATTGCGAGAATCGGCATTTCTCGGAATAAAAGCACAAATGTGGCATCCCTTGTTTAGATGACGATTTTGATAGGGCAATACTTACGCGTGTTTGCCAATAAATTTGAACATATTCCTATGAATAAGATAAGGCAGAATGTTTAGCAATTATACTGAATCGGGTGCGCCCTTAATGACAGATTCTGCCCGGAAGGAGCGGGCATCTTTCACACTAACACCTAGTCATACAACTCTAGCAAATACTATTGTGCGTGTAATTCAATCAAAGGTGCCAACAGTGGGTTTTCGTACAGAACCACCTGAGCAGTCGGAGGTTCATATTCAGGAGAATACAACGCCTCTCCCGAACGAAATGCTGGCTCATCGCATTGGTATGATTCCTATTTCTGTTGCTGCAATTGATGATTTTGACCCGAAGAAGTATCGTGTTGAACTTGATATTGCGAATCCTACACAGGAATCTCGTATGGTTACAACGGCAGATATGCATGTCTTCATTCAGGATGCTGAAGGCTGGAAGGATTTAGGGCCGGAAGGAACTGCAGCATGGTTTCCAGTTGATGCGATTACAAAGGACCCGATTATGATTACTCATCTTCGCCCACAGTGGTCAGCAGATAGTCTGGAAAAGATTAAGTTTGTTGCGTATCCAAGCGTGTCAACGGGTGAAGAGAATGTTCGTTATTCTCCTGTATGCCAGTGTTCCTATGGTCTAACGATTGACCCTGACCGTGGACGGCAGGAGGAGTTCTTTCAGAATTGGCTGAAGGAGTCAAAGAAGATTAATGAACAAAGTCAGGTGAATCCTGCCGTGCTTAATAATCTGAAGCGGGAATGGGCAACACTGGAGATTCAGCGATGTTATCTGGTAGATGATCAGAATGAACCGTATAGTTTTGACTTTGAGATTGAGACTAATGGTCTTATGAGTGTTCCGGCTGTTGTTCATCGGGGTATTCGGGAGACTAAGAAGATGCTCCAGCAGTATCAGACTCTTGATATGAAGCTTCCAGCAAATGTCCGTATTCAGCCTGCTTTAGGTCATCGTAAGGGGGTTGATGTTATCTTTGATAACACGGAGGACCATACATTGGGAAATCTTCTTCAGACGTATCTGGTTGAGCGTCATATCATGGCGGATGCCGCACCTCGTCTGACCTATGCGGGTTATAAGATGGGCCATCCTCTCAAGAAGGAACTGACAGTAGAAATTGGAGCTGAGACTGATACTGATATGACCGCACGGCGCGCAATTGTAGCAGTTGTTCGCTTTCTATTGGGTCTGCTGGATACAATGGAGCGTGATTGGCTAACAATTACGGGCACTGCGGAACAACTTCAGGCTCTGCCTGCTCCTTCTCCTCCGAATAGTCGCTCTACCAACAACGGTTCTTCCAACAACGGTTCTTCCAACAACGGTTCTTCCAACAACGGTTCTTCCAACAACGGTTCTAATGAGGAGATTGCACCTGCCCTTCCTCCTGTACCAGAACCTAAGGCCCGAAAGGGCCGTGGCCGCGGAGGATTATAAATATATAGTATAGAGGTCTAGAATGATGCAAGAAATCTCATTATTACTTTTACTTTTTGTTGTGCTTTTCATTGCTCAACTATTTCCCCGCAGATTCCTATATGAAAATTTTGCCTCCAGCAATGAAAAATTCCCCTCTTGCTCATATCAAACGTCCTCTGATTACAATGTAAAGAAACGCGAATTAGATGTTCTCTTTCAAAAGATAGCAGCGATTGAGACAGATGTGCAAGAAGGAACAGGCCGCATCTATAAATCTATCGCTATTCCGTATTCCACTGAGCAAGATATAGAGCCCGCTGCTGTTCTTGTTGGCCGCTGCCATAAAAAAGCAATCCGGCAACGTGATATTGAGTTAGCAACTGACCGCTATCAAATCCGGGGTGAACAATTAATTAAGGCACTCAGTGACTATCATCCCCAGTATGCTGATTCTACTCGTTCTTCCCTGCTTTCCAGCATCGGGTCTCTTAAGGCAACCATGTTAAATAAATGCCTCAAGGAACAACCCCGCCTTGACGTACCGGATGGTGTACGTGACCCTGCGTTCTTTGAACCACCCGCATTAGAAGCACTCCGTGCTACATCCACATTTATGAGTGGACAATAATAATAAATATCATTAAACCAGCAGCTACCCAGAAACTCTTAATGGGTTTTGCGATTGTAATCACATTTACAATCACATGATTCCAAAGCCAATAAATAATGTTTACATCAATGGCTAAAACCACAAGTAGAAGTGCTAGAAACGTAAAAGAATACGCAAACCCAGGATTTTGTAGACCCGTATCTAAAACCCGATTAGTAAAGGCTTCTCTGAAATCCATCTTTACAACATTGTCTACTAAAGCACTTGCCATGCGGACTGTCATTTCTACTAATCACGCTCTAATTTAATATTCTCCTTGTTCCGTTTTCCCCGATGCTCCTCCAGAAAGTTAAAAATCTCAGTTGCCTTAATAATATCACCCTTAAAGTATTCTGTTAGTTTAGAAATAATAAATTTCTTTCCCATCGACTCCTTCGTCTGCTTATTCTGATATAGAATCGCACCACTCTTGATATTTACCCGAGCGATTTTATGACCTTTCATTGTCTTTGTAATAAGTCCTTGTAAGATGCCCATACGCTTTCTCTTTTCCCGCACTGCAGCACTTAATACTTTTAGATCTTCTTCAAGAGTTAGCCACTCTTTAAGATAATTCGGTAAAACTGAAATTTCGGGAATATCTTCTGCTGGAACTACGGAATTTGCTTGTGGTTGTTCACTCATGTGTGAAATTATATACTCGTCCTGACTCATTACTCTACTATCTCCTTAAATTATTATATCTTAGCCGCACCCTAAATAAATTTGAATATGTGCGCTCAAAGCACAGGCAGCAGCACAAATGGAATCAGCCGAAATACAGGACACGCATACCAGACAATTCTTCATTCGGCTTTTAGCAAAACGAAGAGACTATATTTTACGCCAACTTGCCTCGAAATATCCCGAGAAAAAAGGACGACTAGACTCCATTAAGGGTTATGCCCTTCAGCATGAATTTATTGAACCGCACGTTCAAGAATTAAGGGAAGTGGAGTTTTAAACGGTCACGTACACTTGTTCGGCAAATATAGCATAGACTCATCTGCTTGTTAATACAGCCAGAACAAAATGTATGTCCGCAAGGAATCATTGCGTGAGTTACATCTGCTACGGCACAAATACAGCACATGGGAGCAGCAGCCGGAGATGTAACACGTGTTATCTGAATAGTATCATAAAGTGCTATCCATCGCTTGTATGTAATCATAAAAAGAACAAAGTCGCTGCTGATATCATTATTTTTAAGAACAGCAGCCAGATAATTTGCCGTGGGTTCTGCTAGAGCAATTAATTCCGCATTAGCTTCAATAAGCATAAGTGCTTGAACTTTGTCCACAAGTTGATTCATTTTACTAATTTTTTCCTGTAGGCGAGCATCTATCAAAAATAATTCTTTAAGAGTTTCACTATAAACTCGTGTTAGTTTTTTCTGTGATTCCTTAAATTCATTTAATTGTAATCCTAAATCTGTTTCTAGTTCTTCCACAACAGAATTCATACTGATATCCCATCCAAGTTCAGGGAAATAAGCACGACCTGACGAAGGTATATTAGACATTCTAGCAATTAGTCCTTTCATTTTGACAACAGTTTCCTGGTCCTTTTTCTCAGAGTCTCGTACTAAAAAATCAAAGAATGAATCATTAAATCGTGTGACTGTTTCCTTTATCTTCTTTCGCCACACGCGAATCCAGTCTCGTTCGTCAGCAGCAGTTGCACCTTGAACTTCATTCATAAATCTCTGCTGGGCTCCACGTACATTAGCAAGATTTGTAACTAGACGATTTGATTCACTGGCACCTCCAGATCCCGCATTCAAATCCATAAAATCGGCTGGAGCAAACATTCCTACAGCATATTCCATAGGATGAAGGGGCGGTGAACCATTCATTCTCTTGTCAGCAACGAAGTTAAAGTTCTATTGTTTCCGCAGCCTCTGCTTCTGTTTGAACCGGTGTGTGTAAATGACAGTATCCTGTAAGTGTTCTCTTCCGACATTTCTTTCCACCAGCGGTCATCCCTTTACAACGAGTAGAACGTTCCTTTTTTGGCCCAACACCACGTGATGACCTAGCAACCCGAGGTAACATAACAGTGTAATCGCAGATTAAACAAATCTTTTTATTCGTGCTAGATTTCAAGCAGGTTCGGTGATATTCATGTCCGTGCCAACACTTATATTCACCCGAGACTGCTTCACCACAGACCACACAGTCTTCCATTCACTGCTTTAAATTATTTACAGGGGCTTAAAATAGGGGATGGAAACGCCATCACGAGAACAACTGCTGGAAAATCTTCGGGTCTCCGAACAAGAAATAAAAGCAGAACCAAATGTTTTTTTTGGAGGCCTGCGTAAAATTCTTCTAGGATGGGCACATTTATATGAAGCAATTACAATCCATAGACTTCCTGTAGCAAAAGCAGCCCAAATTCTAGCAATTGAATTAGATATATCCGAGGCTGATGCAAAAGAATTTACCGCTATGTTTGCGTCTATTGATTGGTCAGAAGCTGCAGCTAACAAAGAAGACCGTAAACAGCACGGCGGCGGTGGCATGTTTGCAAACATGATTCAAAAGTATCCGTGGATAGAAGAACTCATCTTTGAAGTAAAAGATATTTGGGCAGGTCTTAAAATAATGCCTCCGCAACGTCATGCGGGTGACCAACATCTTGTCCACATGGAATATAATTTAGATGACATTGTGGGCGGCGGCCTGTCAACACTAACAGCCCTTGACCGTATAAATGACGCAGTCTCTCGTCGTATTGGTGTATGGGCAATTGACAAGGCAAAACCATTCGTATCTCCAACAATGCCTCTGCCAACTCAATTAGCCATTTCTCTTGTTCTTCTGCTGGTTGAATTAATTCGCATGATTTTAACCATTTTACCTGACGTCTTGTTTAATTGGATTTCGCCCGCTCTTTCAACTATAATGGCATTCATTGAATTAGCCCGCGGTGACTGGAAACACGCCGTCCTAACTTTATACGGCTCTGTTAAATCAGGCTTTTGGTCCAGCATGCGATGGAAGATGGTTCTAAATACATTAACACTCGTAAGTCCCGAAACAAAAAATCAGGTTCTAGCAATAGCACTCAATACTCCGCGTGATATTGGTCGTGCGTTTGTCTGGTGGCTTGTCACGTTTGTTATGCCTAAACAAGAAGCAATCGCAAAAGTCCGCGACCTTTTATACGTTGTTACAGGCACACCCGTTTCGGGTATCATGCGTCTTGAAGTCCAAGACTTCTATAAAATCCGCACACTTTTCAGCGATTCACCCATTTTCTGCTTGACACCTGTTCAAGTTGCTATTCGGAAAATTACAGAGGGCGACCCATGGTATATTTATCTTCTGCCGGAATCAATTATAAAGAAAGTACAGGTTGCTGTTCCGTGGCCCTATAGAAAAGCCGGTTCTATTGTTATTAAAAGTCTTGTGGGTGTTCCTGTGATTGCAGAGCCCCAAATACTTGACGCCAAGTGCGGGAAATCTACAGTACTCCGAATGTACGAACTTCTTAAGAGAGTTTTGGATAATAAAGATAAAATTAAAACAGTTTTACCAGACCAAGCAAAACCGCAATGGCAAAAATTCATTGATGCGTGTGAATATATTGATGCTCCCGATAAACTCTTGGATGATGCGAAATTAAGCATGGCGGAAGCGTTTGGACCTCTTCTTCAACTCAAGGAGGCCAATGGAATTCGCGGCTACTTTCAAGATGATTTCTTAAAACAACTGGAAAGCTTCGTGCAGTCAAATGACAAAAGAGGATTCAAAACATGGATTCATAAATTTCCGAAAGAACAGATTTTAAATTTAAATGCTTCAGTTAAATTGCTAGAGCCCTTAATCATGCTGGAAACAGGAACCTTCGCCAAAGAAATGTCACCTGTTCTAAAAAAAGTCGCAAAAGCTTCTCTAAAAGAGCAAGCGGCCATGGTTGACCCCCTGTTATCAGCATTATCTCATATGGATAATCCGGGGCAAATCTTAGATAAACACGGTATTACAATGACGGATATCATCGCTCCAATTGTAGATAATCCCAAAATAGCAGAACTTCTAAATTCCAGTTTTCTTAGCACTCTAAAACAAACAGCCGGCACAAATGATAAAATACGCTTTGTTCGTTTTGTCTCCAATTATCCCAAAGAACAAATGTTTAATTTTAAAAACCCTAAGAGCTTTTTGGCTCTTCCGTCACTACTGCAGGAGATTCAGAAGAAACCTCTGCCACCAAAGCTACAGGCGGCTCTGAAGAATTTTGCTTCTCCCGCTCCTCCTTCGCAGCAAGGAATGCTGCCTTCTGCTTCGCCTTCACCTCGTCTTCGGCAGCGACAGCCGCGGCAGACACGGAAGCAGTTCCAAGCCCGTGTAAGAACAAGAAAAACTCGTCGCTAAATCCGTAGTGGCAGCCATTCTGCTGCTCTTTATTATCGGCTGCTGCTCTGATTCCGCGGCTACTCGTATTTTGTGCGTGTAACAGAGAAACAATAATGCCCTGCGGTACAATCTCCACCGTGTCCATCTCCCTTCCAGCAAGAAATGCCTCCCCTTCGGCCATGCTAACTGTATTGGGAAATTCACGGGCTTTCCAAAACTCCGTCGTGAATGCCATTGAAGCTTCACTACAGCGTTTAGCCGGTCCCAGATTTAGTGGCGGCACATTGATAGCACTTGTATAGGTGGTTAGGTCATACAAAGGCAGAACACTAGCATAACACGCACCCTTCTTTGTGCTGGCTAGCCAAGCAACGCGGTCACGAATCGCATGCGGGAAATACACATCATCGTCGTCCATCATACAGAAATACGCCGTATCTGGATGATTCTCCAACACACGACGAATGCCACGATTACGCTTTCCGCCAATGTGCGTCTTCTTTCCGAGACTTACATACTCAATCTTGAGTCGCGGATTCTGCTCGGCGAATTTAGTTACTTCCACATCTACACGCTTACCGAATGAACCATCGTCCACAATGGTCCATACTAGCCGGTCAAGTGGCCAACTCTGTGCTAGAATTGTTTGGAAGGCTAACTTCATCCAATGGGGACGATTCCATGTTAGTGTGATAACTCCTACTCTAGGAAGCAGGCCATCTGCTCCAACTATAGGCGGCGAAGGAGCAGCACCAAAACCCGGTCGTACAGGCATCTTTTCTAAATCACGGAGCATTGTATTCCACAGAAGCTGCATATGCTGTCTAAAAATAGATGTACGCTCATTGACTGCAGCAATAAGACGATTGCGTGTGGCAAAAACATCATCCTGTGGCATCTCTAGCAGAAGCCTCAGTGCGATTTCAAAAGATTTAGTTCTGAGGGGCCGAGGGGCCGCCAAAAATTCACAGGGTTGCCCATCAGCAGTTATCATCTGTCCATTAGAACCCATCACATCGTCTAAGAAAACACGGTATGCCGGGACATCTGACCAAAGAGGCAGGCAGCCCGTCTGCATCGCATCGCACAAAGCATATCCGAACCCTTCTGCTTGAGACGGAAGCAGGCAGAATTCACTATTACTCAGTGTCTTGAGAACATCTTCGTTACTGATATGTTCGCTGCTCAAAACAATATTTGCTCGGCCTGTACATACAGCATTCAATGTAGCTACAACATCCGCCGAACCCCAGATTTTAAGAAGCGGGGCATTTGCTGGCCAAATAGCAACAACTTCCAAAGCAGCTGCCAACTTGTGCTTGGAAGCTCCGATAAAACAGACAAATGTACGCTGGCGAATCTTCTTCACAGGGGGCGGTAATATAGCAGGAGCTCGCCACAAAAGAGTGAAGACCGGTGACCCGCTGACATCCGTTGTATTAACAGCCTTCGGATAGCGTTGAATAAACGTTGCTCCTTCAACAGCCGCCGTCCACTTCCACTCCTCCTTGTACCACCATTCAGGATTCACCATAAAGAAGTGTTTCCGAGCATAGGGGATTGCTAGACGGCAAGGGACCTCAATATGAAAAGCAACATCTGCCCATGGAATCTTGGTTGTCCGCGGATCTACATGCTCAATCATCAGATTTACATCACTGGCCTTCATGGCCCGCTCCTTCAAAGCCGTCTCAAGAATTTCCACATCGCGGGAAAGTCCATACGCACCGGTTTTCATACAGATAATAAGAACTTTTACGTCCTTCTTGACCATTTACCAGACTAAAAATAACTAGACGCACTATTTTAAGCCAACTACATTTAATATTTAATATACTAATGTCTCAAATGGAACGTGGTCAAATCAATATGTATACGCCGATAGGAAAAGTTCTTTTTGACTTGATTGAGCAAGATACTAGTATTAAGAGTATTTTAGATGTTGGTTCATGGAATGGACTCGGAACAACTCTCTGCTGTGTTCTTGGGGCAACTGCTAGATTGGTATATAAGCCGGTCTATATTATTGCAGTAGAGGCTAATCCCGAATTTTTTGAAAAGGGCAAGCAGGCGTGGGAAAAACGACCGGGAAAGGAAATGATTTTTTTTTATAAGGGACGTATTGCTGAGTCAATGATGACAGATGCTGAGATTAGAGCACATTCAACATTTGATGGTCTTAAGCCGCATTATGATTTATGGTATAAGTCGGATATTAAACATTTTAATGAATCCCAACGCTTAGAATTAAATGGACAAATTGATTTGGCTATTCTAGATGGCGGAGAGTATTGTGGTTTTCAAGATTATTTGGCTGTTCTTAAGTGTAATCCCAAATATTTAGTACTTGATGATTATAAAACAATGAAGAATGACAAGTCACTCGAACATGCTCTAAAGAACGGATTTTCAGTTGTTTTTAAGAATGATGAAAGAAACGGCTCAATTATCCTCCGTCGTACTTGAGACAACCATTATTTTACGTTTCCATTTGAAAACGGGCAGACTAAATGAAAACCATCTTTTTTTCGGCTTGCTGCCGCGAATTTCACGTAAAACCTCTAGTATCATAATAGCCGGGTCATCATCGCCATAAAATGATTTTTCATATTCATCTTTATAATAAATATGAAAAGCAGGCAAGCGTGTTATGTATTCTCTATCTTGTACAAAAGCAGCACTATTAAATTCCCGAATACCAAAATCAATACGATGCTGACTACAAAAAATACGAACACGGTCGAAAAGCTCTTCCAAAGGTGGTTTATTCCAATGATAAACTCCTTCAACTTCTAGCAAATGACTTGCCAAATTGATTGTTTTTTCTTGGTCTTTAAAATCAAGATGCTCGATAATATATGGATTTGTTTGTACCGGTAAAGCCATATTGCCTTAAAGTATTCTAGCAAAAATAGTTTAAGCGACTATAATAGGGGCCCATGGAAATTGTTAAACTTCCATTTATTGAATATCAAGATGAACTAGCATACATGGAGCATTTAGACCATCCTGATACACAGGCAGCTATAAAAGATGAGGCTGCTCGTTGGCAAAAATCAGTTAGCCGATTAAATACAAACAAGTGGCTCAATCTTCTGCAAGAAGCCGAGGAGACGATGCTGGATAAACCCCATTATGAATCGGAAGGTCTACAAATCCGATATTTAGACCATGACCTTAAACATTTGACATATAAGAAACGGGTCTGGCCTTGTATTTATGAATCCTCTTTATTCAAGGACTATTTGCTTATTATTGATGATATCCAGTGGCAAGGAAGTGAACGTAAGAAGTTGACAGCATATAGACAAAGCGATTTATCTGTTGCGTGGACTGTTAATAACGTGGGGTCAATGGCTACGACTAAAGGCCGACTCATTATTCAAACATGTAAAGAAGTTCAACGCTTTTATACATTGGAAGAGGTTGACCTTGGAACAGGAAGTTGTAAGCCTCTAGTGAAAAGCCGTTCGCGGAATCAAGTGGTCCGAGCAGGTCAAATTGTAGGAAATCATTTGTGGTATTTTCAAGAAGGCCGCCGTTTCCGGAATCTATACACGGTCGATTTATCATCTGGTCAAAGTCGTCGTGTAGTTGATGGTAAACGCAATTTGCTTGGATTTGCGTATCCCTATTGGTGGACAGATGAAGTGGTCTACAATGTTCGCTCAACACAAGTCGTATGGAGAGTCACTGAAAATCATAAGATAGCCGATGTATATCCGCTTCAAACAGTTGAAGATGGATTCCTCTGTCAAACAATCACCCATCAAATTGTTCAATTATCCTTGATTCGTCATGGCCAAGAGAAAGTCCTTTTCCAACCCAATACAGGCGGCAAATTACTCGTGCTAGATTCAATGGGTATGAAGTTTCTCTGGTTTTCATCTACGCGGAGAGCCCAGCAGCTCCAAGTTTCTGCGGATTTAACTGTAAAGCTTGAGGCCGCTCCTGACCTTGGTCTTCAAGCAGACTATAATATTTTAGCACGCAAAGGTCATCATATTCCAGCAACAACAGTATACCTAAAAGGCCGAGAACCGCGTGCTCTACTAGCCTATGTGTATGGACACTATGGAATTCCCACACCCTGTCATTTGATTCCACGCTTTTTGCCATTTATACAGCAAGGATACGCTGTTTCTTTTATTGGTGTACGCGGTGGGGGTGATAATGGTTTTGAAGGCTGGGATGCTGCACGTGGTAACAACCGAATGGTAGGCTTACTAGATTACATTGCGGCCATACCCCAGATTCAAGCACTTTACGGAGTCAAACCGGCAAAAACAATATTATATGGCCGGTCTGCTGGAGGATTTCATATTGCAAATGCGATTCAAAAAGTCACAAATCCCCGTCGTTTGTGTGGAGCAGCGTGTGCGGAAGTGCCCTTTGTTGATGTTGTTAAAGGCTGCGTAAATGATGTAATTCCTGTTCTTCGACTGGAAGTGGACGAATTCTTTGACTGCTCGGATTATGACGGATTTCGCGCAGCAGCAGCTTTGGACCCGCTACTAACTGTGCCAGAACCGGGTGTTCCTGTTCTAGCTAGTGGAGGACTTCATGATACGGAAGTTATGTATTGGGAGCCACTAAAGTGGACAACACTTTTACGAAAAAAAGGATGGAAAGTAAACTGCCGGATAGATGCGGAAACGGGGCATTTTATGCAAGGACCCTATAGTTTGGTTAAGAGGGCAGAAGAATCAGCCTGGTTACACTCCTGTATAGGCCTTGATTGAATGGATGACATCCTCATCTTTTGATGTAAAACTCCGCCCAGTAATCTGTGCTGACTTTTGTAGAATTTCCTTGTAGCGATTATCACGGCACATAACCCAGAAACATAGGGCCGCACAATGTAGGTCATGTTTAGCGTCATGCCACGGTCCCGCACCGGAGCAATCGTATGTTCCTGGAATACACGCATCGTGGAGCTGCTTCAGCGTGGGTGCTTTCGGATTACCGTTGCGGTCTGGACCAAAGTTATAGAAACCCTGTGCCCCACGCATAGTACAGAGTTCAAGCTTAATTCCTTCAGCCCATGGTACGAGTTTGGAACGCCATACTCCTGCACGAATAATCTTGCGATCAAAGTCAAGGTTATGAGCTGCTAGAGCATCGCAAGTATCCAAATCATCCTGAAACAACTTGAGGATTGGATTCCATTCCTTACCCTGTGACTGGCACATTGCTAGTTGAATCTTGTGGAATCCCTCTGCTTCCTTTGACCACTGAATACCTGGATCCTGCTTGAGAAGATGGTCTTCCGACTTTAAGAGACGAGGCTCTTCTCCCGCACTAATCTCCCAGATTTCCCAACTAATCTGGAGAATCTCCGGCCATTGCTTCCAGTCAGATTCATTTGCCCACCGACTCCGCGGCAGGCCATTCGTCTCGGTATCTACAAAGAGAAAACGCATTACACTTATCTGTAAAAAATAATCTGGTATCAATGCGTTCAAATTTATTTCGCTGTCCTTAATATAAATGGCTAAGTCAATGAAGAAGATGGGCAAGGGCAAGCGTGGCAAGACGGCGAAGAAGCAGCAGCAGCAGCGTAACCGCCAGCAGCAGAACCGCCAGACGCAGAAGCAGCAGAATCGCAATCGTCAGAACCGCAATCGTCAGAACTGGTTTTAAACGGTTCTGTCTCTAAGAACTGGTTTTAAACGGTTCTGTCTCTAAGAACTGGTTTTAAACGGTTCTGTCTCTAAGAACTGGTTTTAAACGGTTCTGTCTCTAAGAACTGGTTTTAAACGGTTCTGACTCTAAGATCCTAGCCATCCAAGAACATCCTTAACTGGCTTAAAAGACCTCCGGTGCAGGCTTGTAGCCCCGTACTCTTTCAAGCCTTCCATATGCTTTGCTGTTCCATATCCCATATTTGACAGTAAGCCATATCTAGTATCAAGTTCCGGTGTTGCCGTACAAACATCTCTAATCCACCTGTCATGTTCTACTTTTGCTATAATAGAAGCAGCCGCAATGCTCAAGAACTTAGCATCACCCTGAGGAATACAGTATTCTTCTACAATAGAACCTGCCTTTGAGAAATTTACTGGAGTATCTCCATCAATCAAATAGCGTCCAGCAGTAAACTCCAGTTTACTAACAGCTCGACGCATTGCCATCAAATCCGCCTGTAGAATATTTATCTCATCAATTTCTGCTGGTTCCGCATAGCCTGACGCCCAGTCAAGAGCAACTTCCTTGACATAATCATACAAGATATCCCGGCGTCGCTTCGTCAACTTCTTACTATCATTAATCTGCTTGAGTTCCGCCCCATGGTCAAAGATATCATCCTTGTCAAAGGGAAAGATTACAGCCCCGGTATAAAGGCGACCGAAAAGTGAACCTCGGCCTGCTTCATCAATTCCAACTTCTAGCACATCATCCTCCTTATATTTATAGGAAAGCATCTGCGTTTTATGCTGGAATAAAACAACCGAAAATATATTCAATTTTAAGTAGGGATGGTTGCTAAATTAAATATCCGATTTGTAATTGCTTTAGGCGTACTCATTGGTCTTCTCTATGGAATTCTATCACCTGAGACGTTCACATCTAGAATGACTGCTCAGTCTATTGTAGTTAATGGAGCAACAAATCCTATGACCGATGCTGAAATAGAGAAGACACTTGGTGTAGATAAGTATTTACCCAATTCTGAGGAGGATGACAATGAAAATGGTAATTAATAATAGGAATGCATGGGTCAAAGTTGATGTTAGTTCTCGGTTTAACCGCTTTCTATCTTCTGTTTACGTTAACTGTGACAAATGACACATTTTTAGATTACGACCCTTCTTCTACCTTTGCTGCTCAACTCCGCAGACGAGCATTGGAGGGTAATGGCTACGGTGCGGATAATCGGTACAGTAAAGAAAGAGTAAATGCTAAATTTGTTCCTTCTGAAGGACGTGCTTCTCAGCAGTTTGGTTTTCAAACAAATACATTTTGGCTACTAAGTGCTTTTTTAAAACTGTTTGTTGTTCTAGCGGTTATCTTTATAACGATTGGGCTAATTTCTGTTTCTCCTGCTGGAGCTCTATTTTTTATGGCAATAACTCTATCAGTATCACAATTTACAGATACACGGTATAATACAGACGCAATTATACGTACATTTGCTCCTTCTTCATACGAGCCGCCGCGTTTTAATCCACAGCCTAATTATGTTTATGTTCAAGATAATGTTCCGCAACTTTATTCTGCTTTGATACTCGGTCCAGTTGTGATTGTTCTATCATATATTCTTTTAGATAAACTAATTAGATAATGAAGAACTTAACAAAGGCAATTTTAGTATTTGGCCTAAGTGCGTTATTTTATTATGGTGTATTTGGATGTGAACAATTTGAACCTCTAGTTGGACCTAGCTCTGGAACAATAGTTCAATTAAAAGCTGGAAATACTACACTACCGGATGTTTATTTAGCTTTAATGCTTGGCCCTGTAATAATTGTTCTATCGTATATTCTTTTAGATAAACTAATTAGGGAATGAAGCCATTCACACAGGCAATACTATTTTTAGGAGTCATAACACTTGTATTTTATGCCTTAAATCCAGTAGAAGCATTTGACCCTCTTGTTGGAATGAGTCCTGAACAAATGTTTGCTGGAAATCCCGCCTTTGGTATGCCTCCATCAGGAAATCCTGGGTCATTTACGCCGCCAGCAGGACCGGTTGATTTAGCAGGAATTGTATCAAAATACAAAAATTTAACGCCAGCAGAAAAAGAACAATTACATGCACAAGTACAACACCAACGCAAACAATTGGGTTTAGCTAATAGCGGATTTTTTGACAATGGTCTACATCCGGAACTCAATCAACAAAGTGCGATGCCTCCAGCATCGACTCCTGAAGTATCTGATGCGGATAAAGCAGAAGCTGCTGTTAATGCCAGAATGAGCTCCTTAGCAAAGGCTCAACAAATTGCCAAAGAGGGTTCCTCTGTTAAAGCAGGAGATGGAACTGCAATAACATTGAGTGATGTACAGGGTTTAATTAATTCAAATGTTCAAAGTCAATTAGCCAATCAGCCTATACAAAATTGTGGTCTTTCTCGGGCGTATACTCCGACTGTAAATGATTCTCCTAATTTCAATGAAATCCTAAAAGCAGCGGATGAGCAGAGACAGCAGCAAAAAGAAAAACGCCGTGAATCACACAAGCATGCTATAAATACCCAGCAGATGACATATAGGCCTTCAGCACCTGTTACTGCAGCTTCATGCCCACCTCCTGACCCAACAGTTTGGGTAAAGCGTAAGGAAATCCCCTGCTGGAGTTGTAAGATTTAATATATTTTCTTAAAACTAATTTTTAGCAATCTGATTGTTGAAAATAAGTGTTTTTGCCATAGCATTTTCGCTACTTTTGACAGGATGAAGGGTGTCTATTTTTTAATTGCGGTTGCTCTTTTTGTTGCTTGCGCATTTGTTTTTATAAACGAGCATGGGAAATTCTACGAATCGTTTGATGGAACTACTACGGGTGCAATGGCAAATTCACAGACACCTACACCTGGAGCACCCCCTCCTTCTTTTGGAGCAACAGGTTCGGGAACACCCACAACAACAACTTCTAACACAACCCCTTTACCGAGTGCGAATGATACTCCGCAAACCCCGGGTTCAACAACAGCAAATCCTGCTATTAGCACGCCTTCTCAAAATGATATGATGGGCTATATTGATGCTGTAGCAGTATTTGCAATGGGTGTAAATACTGCTGGTGGCAAAACTGCTGTCTTAGCTAAATTATCTCCTGAAGATGTTTCGTATTTCAACACGTTATACACTGATGTTAATAAGATAACACAATATGCGATGGCCCCTGTTACATTTCCCTATACATCTGCTCAAACAGTTCAAAAGACTAAGGAATATACATATGCTAATAAGTACATAACAGTACAATTATCTCAAGTTCCTTCCCATACTTCCACAATGCGTGTATTTGTGGAAGGGTCAATAACGCATGAATTAACTGCTGCTACAATGCCTACCACACCGCCGAATACAATGACAGGCGTTACACCACCGAATACTATGGGAGGAACGGCAACAAATACCCCAAACACAATGGCCGGAATGGGAGGAATGCCGCCAAACACAATGGCCGGAATGGGAGGAATGCCGCCTAATGCTTCTACATTAGCAAATGGTGGCATGATGGGTGGTGGCATGCCAACCGGAAACGCTAATGTGGGACTAAATAGTACGTCACCTTTTAGTAGTCAAACTATGTTCAGCCAACCGGCTGGTAATACAACAACAGTAACGGGAACTGCTGGCGGTCAAGGTAACCAACCTCTTTCTGGCCAGTTTACGATGAATGGTACTAATATGTCTGACTATCTCCCGCACAGTTCAACAAGCCCTGAGATGTTTGCCAAAGACAAGAAGGATGCTGAAATGTGCGATGCGTCTAATCTTCAAGAGCTCATTGGATTAATCAAGACATTTGAAGATGGTTTAAAATCACTCAGTTCAAGTGAACCTGTTATTGTAGCACGCATACAGCAAATAGATAAACTCCTCTTAGACTTAAATGAAATTAAGCAGTCTGTAAAACAAGGAAAATTGGCCCCCGACCAGATTCCTATCCGAGTTGGCGATGCTAGAAAATTTCTGAAACAAAGCAGCAATCTATCATCACAATTACCCAATTTAATTACGTTACCATCTACTCCCGCACAGAAGCCCGCAGACCCTTTGGGAATAATAAATAATCTTCAACCTGGCAATCTGCTAGATATGGCAAAATACTTGAAAGGGTCAATCAGTCTAAGTTTTGATGGAGACCTCTATGTTCGTGAACAGATGGCACAACGTGTGGATAAGATTGTAAATATGCTTCAGACAAAACAGATAACATCTTCTGATGCTCAAAATATCCTTCAAGCACTAACTGCAATACAGGGTCAACTTGGTCCCGCAAAATATCAGGCAACAAATGTATTTAAATCATCATGGCAGCCGGCTGATATTGGAAATGTATCTTTAAAGCCTGGATACATGCCTGATACAGAACAGTTGAATAAAGCATCAGATGGCGGTGACGATGATATTCGTCCTGGCTCTGATTCAAATTCATATTTGAAACGTGCTTCTGCAGCATATGCTGCTTACAGTTATAACGACCTAACAACACCTGATTTCAAGGATAAGTTAGTCAATCTTTGTGCTAATGTGACAAAGGCTGGTCTTGATATGGGAAATATTGGATGTACTAATATTCAGAATGTCAGCCCTGAATATGGATACAAGGGTGCGTATTTAATGGTGTGTAATCGGCTCAAAGATACCTGGGGTGGATCATATCCTCAAATGTTTGGCTGCCCTACATCAAACTAGTTAAAAATTAGATACATACGATAGAATGAACTCAAATCCTGTAAATGTATCAAGTGAAGATTTTCCTTTAATAGGAACATTTATCATGATACTTGTATTTATCTATGCTTGGATTGCGGATACATCTGAACGCAAGGAAGCATTCACTGTTCAAAAGGGCCCGCCTTCCCGTATTGAGACCTTCTATGGAGGTCCTCCTATGGTAAAACCTAAATATCAAGCATATGCTGAATAGTTACTATAGAAAAAATTGAAAAAGCGAATTAGAAATCTTGTCAAGACTTCTAATTTTCCCACATAATCATAGAGGATATGAAGTTTAGTATTAAACTCATCTTTTTAGTTCTAGGTGTATTTGCCCTGGGTTTATTTCTTGGCAGAGTTGCAACTTCAATGTCTAGAGTACAGGAAAATTTTGCGGACAATGATTCAACCTACTGTTATAAATGTAATGCGAAGAAACCGTGTGATTGTCCCTCTGGTTCTGCTGCTGGTTCTGCTTCTGGTGCTCCCGCTCCCGCGGCTGCTGGCATGGCTTCTTGCCCAACCTGCCCACCTATTCCTGATATGTCAAAGTATGTGCTAAAGGCGACTGTGCCTCCCTGCCCTCCTCTCCCCGACCTATCAAAGTACATGTTGAAGACTGAGTGCCCGCCTTATCCCGATATGTCTAAATATGTCTTAAAGTCCTCTGTACCTAAGTGCCCGCCCTGTATTGCTTCTTGCAGTAAACCCTGTAAGATTGGTGAATGCCCCCCATGCCCGAGGCCGCGTTGTCCCGTTGTCAAATGCCCTGAGCCTCGTCCTTGCCAGCCGTGCCCCACAATTTCCCCTGAACGCTGCCCTGAACCGCAGGTAAGTTGTAAAAGTTCTTTTGCGGATGCTGGCTCAGTGCGGCCAATGTTAGCATCTACTTCCAATTTCGGTTTCTAAAAAAATTTTGTTAATGCTAGTTAGAAATGTCTTTGGGT